GGTTAGCTAGCATTTTTTATCCAGGTTTCTCTAATAATGAAGATATTTTTATAGTGTCACATTTGGGTGATAGATTGGATAATCTTGCATTCGATTATTATGGTGATGCTTCGTTTTGGTTTGTTATTGCAGCTGTTAATAATTTAGGTAGGGGTAGTTTAGTAATACCACCTGGATTAGTTATACGAATACCATATTACGATCAAATATCAGGCGTGGGTGCTCTGTTTCAGCAATATAACTTTATGAGGTAAATGTGGCACACAGTATAGGAATAACCAATCCGTTTCTGAGACCACCGGGTCCAGGTGCAGGTGAAGTCTCTGCTCGTGGTAATGTATATGGTAGAAAAATTCGTGCTGGTGCAGATCCTGCAAGTGCTGGTATTTATTGGGCGTATGGTAGGAAAACATGGGCAAATGCGGGTGGTTTAACATTTCCAAAGGGTAATCAAAATGTTACATCTGGTGGTATAATTTCTTTATATGATCCAAAGTCACATTTACCTACAATCCCAATTTTAACTGGAGTAGATACATCAAATGAAGGTGCGATGGGATCTATAATAAAAGCAACAGTTAGTTTTACAATATATCCGTCATTAACGCAAGGTGGCGTTGATATAGGTTTTGGTGGTTCATTCTTCAAACCAGGTGCTAACATAGGCGTTTCATTTGGATGGACAACGTGGGCGGCATCCAGATGTGCTTCAAAATTTGGTTTTAACGGAATGGTAATGGATTTCAGTTGGACTGTTAATACTGATGTATCTATAAATGCATCTACATCACTTCTTGCTCAAGGTGTTATTGCAACTGGAGTAACTGGTAATCTTTCAAAAAAGAGTGCAGAATCATCACCAGCAACAACATCTTCTACCCCATCTGGTACAACTACTTCAACTACAACGGCTACACCTCCAGAATTTGCACCACTTGATGCTAAACAGCTTAAAGCTATTGGTGCCGATTTAGGAACGGCAATAGATCAGGCAATGGCTAAATTAAATCCACTGCCATCTGCTGGTAGTGCAGGTGCAGTAGGTGGTGGTGGTACTGTCCCAACTGGTCCTGGTGGATCACCGGAGGAAATATATGGTATTAAGGCATGGACAACAGATGGTGCAACGGTGATTGAGGGATTAAGATATGTTGCTATGGGTATACCTTGGCAGCCAGAACCACCTGAATCAGATGAAGTTAATAAATTTGATCAAGCGGCTGTAGCAGCTGCAAACGGAGCTGGAAGTGCTGGAAGTGCTGGATCATCTGGCACAACAAACCCACCCGTTACTGCATCTGCTGGATCATCCGGTAAAATAACAAAACCTATTGTTAAAAAGTTTTGGTATGTTAATTTTGGTTCAATGGAAAAATTCTTGGGACCACTAATAGTTTCAGCAACAAAAGGTGCAGTTAAAGGAGTTGATATATGCAATAAAACTATTGCACCTGGAGGCAGAGGAGTGATGAGTGCATATCCAATGGAAGTTCTATGGCCAAACTGTAACTACAAATCCGGAACAGCTAATCCCGGCCAAGGACCAGGACCAGGACCAATCGGTGATATATGGTTTAATTGCGATTATGTAAAAGAAACTAGGAGAAAGTTTTTTAATGAAAACAATGATGGGGATGCAAACCAAAAAAATCTGACAAGTTTTTTGAACGAACTATGTAAAAGAGCAAATGAAGCGGCTGGAGATCACTGGCAGTTAGCAACACAAGTTATTGAGAAATTTCCAAGTTGCGGGGGTGTTGGTAAAGTGCAATCTGTATTGTCTGTTGAGGATATGAGTTATTGTGAACCACAGGGTGGGTTTCCTTTTAATGCAAGTTTTGGAAAACCCATGCTTAAGAACGTTAGTATATCGTGTAAAACAAGTTCAACAATGGGTGCGGCAATAATGGGTGGCGGAAACGTTGATACTCCAGGTAAACCAGGTGCATCACATGGATCAAATCCTGCGTCTGCTATACAAGATTTATTAACACAACTTGAACAAAATGGAGTCAATACTGCATGGGGTGATTCCATGAAAGGTGTATTGAAATTGAAGAAAAAGGCAGATTCGAGTCATCATTCAAAAAAGACGATATTATTTCCAATAGATTTTAGTGTTACAATAGATGGATGTTCTGGGTGGGGGTTTAACGAAGCAATAAATACAAATCTAAAACCACCTGGATACGGAGGTTCCGTTTTTGCAATAAATGGTATTACAAATAAAATAGATGTTAATACTTGGGAAACTAGTTTAAGAGGAATAATGAGGTTAGGATAATGACTATAAAAGATTTTAGACAAAAAATTTATTATCCCGAAAATCAAATAGTAAAGAACCTTCACACAAAAGGTTCTGAATTTATGTTATTGCGAGATTTTTCCGAGTATGTTGGATTCTATCACAGATATACTACCGGAGAAGTTTTTACAGAACATGAATGGAATCCATTAAAATCTGAAAGACTTATTCGTTTTAGAGATTTATCAGAGCCAAAAAAGAAGTATTATGACTTAAAATTATTTTACAAGTCCGGAACAAACTATCCAGGTATTCGTAGAAAAAAACGCAATAATAATGATGAATACTTTAAGTTTACTGCACCAAGACCTGTGAGACGAAAACTTACACAAAAAGAAATTGATGCTGGATCCACATACAGATATTTTGTTACAAAAAGAAATGAGAGAGATAGAGTATTTTTTGAAGTATCACTTGACCAGGCACAAAAATATGGTGATTCTGATAGTGGTATGGATCAATATCTATATGAGTTAATATCATTGCCTTGGAAAGTAGATGGTCCTGAGTATGACATCCATGATGGTTACTTATTAAAAATGCCAGGAGTCATTGATACAAATTTAAGAATAATTGAAAGATTTTCAAAAAAATATCGTTTACTTGCACAGTTGGTTCGTAACCCTAGAGAACTGACCGTATATGAAAATGTCCCAAATATAAAACCTAGAGTTGAAACAAAAGAGCCGGTATCTATTACGCCAACTATCGTTAATGCAAGCATTCCAGATGTTATAGACAGAGAAGATTCTTCTGGTGAAACACTAATCAATTCAGGATTTTAGTGGGCATCTATTAAAATTATTTGCTAATTAAAATAAAAATAGTTATCTTTGGTATATTGTATCATTAAGATAACTACTGTTATGTTCCAAGACAAACCATGTATTTGTGTGCCAATCACAAGTAATGCCAACAAACACCAATCAGAAGTTGCTATCGTAGGTCTTTATCTGGCATTCGGAATTGGAGAAGATAGATATATCAATTTTACGCATCCAGATGAAATTGATACCGATATAACCCTACAAGAAATAAAACTACATCCGAAATCACTTGTGTTCAACAAAAAAGTATTGGTGAATAATAATTTCAATGATGGTTTTGATGTAAACTCATACCTACATTATTATGCAACAACAACCATCAATCCACAAGAATTTTATCCGAAAGGTATGGAATATCTTGCTAACAAGTTTTACAAGATAGAAGATTTAGGTCATGTTATTCCACTTGTAAATCAATTAGAATGGGCAAGAGGTATTGCAAAATATGTATTGAGATTAAAACCGTTTGATTTCACATCACAAAAATGTATAAACTACTGTAACGATTTCATAGAAGTATTCCATGAGATAGAAAAAAATCATATCGTTGTTGGTGACGAAATAAAGAAACAAAACTATATGTGGTATACCGCAACCGGCAGACCAAGTAATGCTTGGGGTGGATTCAATTTTTCTGCCATGAATAAGAAAGATGGAACTCGTGATAAAATTCGTTCACGATTTGAAGGTGGCAAAATTGTTCAATTTGATTATGATGCATTTCACATAAAGTTATTGGCAAAGATATTGGATTATCACTTTGACTATCATCCATACGAACAGATACGTGATGAATTAGGAATTGACATGGATTATGATCAATTCAAAGGTAAGGTGTTTCAAAACATTTATGGCACAATAACTCCTGAATTTATGGGGCATCCTTTCTTCCAACCGTTCAAGCAATGATTGACACCATGTATGAACAATATGAAAATGGACCTGAGGTGAAATCTTGGTTTTATGAAAAGAGATTCCGTGATATTCAAGATATAACACCGAATAAATTATTCAACTATTTTCTACAATCATTGGAAACTGAATACAATGTCCGTAAGATAAAAACTATTTTACCACATTTGAAGAACAGAAAGTCAGTATTTATGATGTATCTATACGATGCTTTTATTTTTGATATTCATTCAGATGAAATGGATTTGATAGATGTTTTACGGAGAGCATTTGAGACGGATAATATGTCCATAAAAATTTACTCAGGAGATGATTTTGGGCACATTAAACAAATTTAGGAACATATTTATATGAAGTATGTATGTATTGTAAACTTAAAAAAAGTGGTTTTGTATGGATTTTAATGAAATTGCAAAAGAATTGATTGAAAAAATAAACACGGATAGATTTAATGTGTATAATGAATCACACATGAATGCAGCAAAAGAAATACTATCCAGATACATAGATGATGAAGATTTATTATTCCGTGTTATGCTTTCATTAAAGTTTCCAAATAATGATGATACAAAATCGTAACTAATGAGAGAAATATATTGAAGACACAACTTGTTTGCACTTTTGCTAAAAAGTATGAATTGGATAAAGTAATAGAAGACATAACATTAAATTTTTCAGTATTAAACAACAAAATTTTTATTTTCAAATCATTTGAGATAAAAGATGACTGTATATTATCCTATAATATAATCATGGATAGTTACAAGAAATTTTTACCAAATTCAATAATGGTTCACCAAAAACGTGAAACAAATACGATATACACCATAAACGCATTGAACGAATTGATTATGAATCTTAATAATGGTATTCTGGACAAAAAATACCCTATCGAATGGGAACGGTATCGTAATTGTGCATTATTGAAAAACAAAGAAGGATTCCGTGTTGTGAAGATATTTTTAGTTAAAGTTCATACATTTTGATATTTATTAGATATATCAACGGATAATAATATATGAGAAAAAAAGTAAATACATCTATTATAGATGAGATAACCAAAAGAGTTGTTAAAAAAATACTCGAACATCGTTCTTCTATCAAAGAAGGAACAGGATTTGATAGTATATTTGAAGAACTGAAAAAGAAATTATCCGATGTTTCAATGTTGCCTGATAACGTAATTGATGCAAGTATGTACAAAGAACATGAAATAGTTGATGCACTCAAAGATATAGGTTACTCATACAAAAAACCTATGGGCGGCAAATTACATTTTTTCAACAAAGAAACAAGTATAAGTGTGTATTTAATTCAAAGTTCCGGAAAAATAACATTATTACCATGAGAATCAGATGAAAAAAAAGAAAATGATAAATGAATCCATTGCAGAATCTGCTATAAGTCCATTAGGTTATATCATATTTATTGATGCATCTGCCGCGATTGCTGGTGAAAGATTAGGATATATTAGAATGATGTTTCCATCGGAAACACCTGATGTGATAAAAAATTGGTATTCAAAATTAACATCATCAAAATCTTATGATGAAGTGAAGGATAAATTAAGAGCAATAGGTTCAAGATTCTCTACTAATCCATCATTAAAGGCACTTTTTAATTCGTTGGCAAAGATAAAAAAATCATCTTACGCAGAGGATGATAAAGAGTCTCACGAAAATGATATTGAACTCATCATCAAGCGTATAAGTATTTACATCAAAAGAAAATTAACAGATGAAGATATGAAAGTTTTAGAGTCTATTGTAGAAGAAATAAATTCTGTTGTAGAAGAAGTTTCTCAAAAAATAGACGATGAAATAGCATCAATGGCAACACCTGTTGAAGAAGTTCCGGAAGAGGAACCAAAAGAAAAGAAATCGAAGAAAGAGGAAGAAGAAGAACCAAAGACAGAGATTAAAGTAAATGAAAGACTTAAAAATAAACTTCGTAAGAAGATAAAAGAAATCATCAGAACCAACTTGATTTCAAACCGTCACCGTTAATGACAACTAAAAATATAAAATAAAATTTGCTTATTAAACATTAAATCATTATATTAGTATTGTTCTATTAGGACTAACATTCTTTTAGTAACAGTTAATCATTATTCATTACACATTTGGAGAAACAGCATGAGTATTAACCTCGATGCAATCAAGAGCCGTTTGAACTCTTTGAAAAACACAAAC